GCGTTCCAAGACCCTACTCATGTCAACATCATCACGCCTCTTACATTTGCAGAGTATTTTGATGACGAGAAGATATGGGCTAGAAACTACGGTTTTAAGGGAGCTTTCCACATAGAAAAGCTAGAATATTTCGGACCTCATATCAGGTGCGAAATGAGGAAGGTTATCGTTTAGCGGTCTGGGCAGAGCGTCTGAAGGCTTCTTTGGTAGGGTATCCTTTTTGACCACGCTTCTTTGCCGGTAGTCCAGCAGCTCTTCTCTTGTTAATGTTGAAGTACAAGCCTCGTTGTGATTTTGGTGTGTATGCCATTATCTGCATCCCCATCTTTTTCTGGCAGCTTTGCCTCTTTCACCTGTCCAACTTTTAGAACGAGCACAAAAAGATTTGTGTCTAGGTCCTGACTTAGTTGGTGCTTTTAAATTACTTCCTGTTGCTCTGTTTGTCTTTGCACGACCTTTTGCAGTCAGACCACCACCAGCCTTGACAGACAACTTCTCGCCTCTGCCAACAGAGAGATTAGGAGACTTCTTTCTAGCCATCAAACATTCCTCTCAAAATGTGGACAGTCAACCAAAGATTTAAAGTTACCACCCCATCTGTTTTTAGGATACAACTGTTCCCAAAAAAACCCAAGAGGTTGAAGAATTTTTTTATCCCAAATAATCTGTCCGTCTTTGAAGAAGTTTAAATCCATAGCGCAGCGTTTTAAATGGATGCTATCCATTGTTTTGCTTCTGCCTGTTTTAACGTAAATAGCTTGCTGTTCGGGAGTTCTAGCCAATTCACCGCCTGTAACGACAAAACCTTCATTAGTTGCGTGTTCAATTAACAGACAAATGTCTAATAAAAATGCCGCCTGTTCTTTCATTAAGCTCATTTTTTACTCCTCATTTCAGCCAGTTTTTCAATGGTTCTGCCACCAAAATAAGCACCCATGATGAGCATACCCCACTGACCCAACAAATTAACATAGGCTTCATTTGCGTTTAACCCAAAAGCGGACATCATGCTGAACAGGAAATAGCCCGTAAAGATGGCTACAAGGCTCATAGGGCGTATATTTTTGGATAGCCAAGAGTCAGATGCCATGTCTGCTTCCCAGCGTCCTGTGACGTTGTTTTCTTCGCTAACCATTGCGCCAGCTACAACCTTCATTTCTTCTAATTCCATCTTGGCTTTTTCAACACCCAGCTCAAGCAACCGTTCTTCATGGTCGTATTGGAGTTGACGCAGTTTTTCCACCTCGTCAGAGCTTGGGTTGTCGCTAATCTTGACACCCAGTTTTTCTTCTACTACTTGTTTGCCTTTTGCTTGAATGGCAGAGGACAATAATCCTAAACCGTTTTGGGCAAGTGTTCCTAAAAGGGATGCAACAATAGGTATCATTTAATGTCCTTTACGCAATAAGCAGGGATGTTCCCTGTACTCTGATATTCCACCCAACACTCTTTTGTTCGTTTGTCAGTAATCCAGCGTTTTTCAAATTCTTGACGGGTAAATCTATCTTTTTTCTTATCCTGTGCTTCATTGTAAATGTAATACATGAGTCCAGCATAAGCCACAGATAGAGCCAAAACCCCTGCCAACACAGTAATTCTGATTTGCCATCTATGCCAAAACTGTTGTCTGCGCTTGATAGCTTCTTGTTCTTTTTTTTTGCGTAGGCTTCTTCTGCGTTTTTCTCACGAGTAAGTCTTGCAAATTCAGCCTCATACCTGTTCCACATCTGGTTAAAAGATGAATCTGCCTCGTAGATTAAAAACTGCCTCATATCAGCAGCCTGACGCTCTAGCTCAATTTGTTTAAAGACAGTATCTAATGCCTGTGCTTTTAATGATTTTGTTTTTGGCGGGTTCTTTTTTTCTTTTTCCGCTATGTCTTTGACCTGTTCGTGAGCATCAAAAAATTTACCTATAGCTCCACCAATCTCAGACGCAATGCTTGAGACATCCTTGCCCGTTGCTTTAACTTCCTTGTATAAGGCTACCCCCTGTTTAATTGCCGCAAGAGCACCCAGTGCAATTGAAAAAGGCTCGATAATTAACTCCTAATTAAAAACCTTCGCCCGGAGTTACGTAAACAATCCCAGTGGATGCTGCAATAATTGCAGAAACATAAACGGAACTGGTTGCTGCGTTTGCACACTGTTTAGGTGTGGTGTATATCATTGTTTGGTTGTTGTGCAAGACTGTTCCGTATGAAGGTGTACCCGCTACAGGAATAACAGCATCATCTGTGCTACCTGTTCCGATACGGATAAAAACTTCCGCTGCTGTACCGTTATGTATCCGAACCTGATTGCAAGGGCTATCAGAAAGAATAGATACGGTGTTAGCTGTCGTTGAGACGTTAATACGGGTTGTCTTACCCTGTGCTTGAAATGGAATATTACTTGCCATGATTAGTACACCTTACATCCACCACCCTCAGTAGGTGATTGTTTAGTATCGTAAGACGGTGTGCCAGAGAAATCAAAAACCGGACGGAAACCACCTTTAGGCAGTTGACCGGGTTGCCAGCGTTGCATACCAGAACTTACGTCTCTAGGTAATTGTGGGCGTACAGATTTAGCAACCTGTTGGTTTAAATCATGGTCACGTTGTTGTGGACGATTACTCGGCTCTTTCGGATAACTTGCCATTACTTCTCTCCTTTGTGCGTACCGTAAGGTAGCAGAAAATTACATAAATTGCTAGTGTTGCCACTCGCTCCCACCCCATACCCCACATTGTCCAGCATCCTAGCCCGAATGAGGTCAGCAGGGCAAGAATAACAATCAGACGGTCTGTAATAACCTCTAACGCTAGGCGAACAAATCTGACGATAGCTGCGTCCATGTCTACTCCTTCTTGATAATGTAATAATCATATTATCACTTATCCTCATCATCGTCACTCATAAACCCTGAACCCCACTCATCATCACTGAGTTTTGCTTTTAAAGCCTCTAGCTTGAGGGCACGGTCTATTACCTTCATCTTGTCAGTAATAGACGCTGTAGAGTCCACCATGACCGCCTGTAGCGCATCACTGATGGCTTTCTCTAGGTCTGGGTTAATTCCCTTGTCTTTAGACTTCTTGCTCATTTACTGAGTTTTCTGCCAATAGCTCTTTTTACAGGTCTAGAAGTTTTAGCCTGTTTACGTTGAGCCATCATGCGGTTGTAGTCCTGAGACGCTTTTGCCTCATTCTCACCACCCTCACGAGCCATTCTTTGTTCTGCGCTTTCTGCCATGATTTACTCCTTATTCAATTGCACGAGTTATCGCTGGTGCAACATACCCTGCAACAGCGTTTCTTAAAAGACGTTGAGCCATCGTAATCTTTTGCCTCAAATCCACCGGGGCTAAAAAGACTTCACTCAATTTTGATTCAATTTCAGACACTTGTTTAGGTGACATCAAACCGTATGTGGTCAGATTATCCCCAATGTATTTCCAGTCTTGCAAAGCACCTTTAAAGCTACTGGTAGCTCTGTCAGCAATGACTTGACCTACCGCATCCCCAAATTTTTCTTTGCCTCCGGGAGTAGAAAGAATAATTCTAGAAGTTTCTTCCCACACATCCTTGTCCGAGCTAAGAATAATATCCTTGACCCGTTTTGCATCGGTTGTACCGCCAAGTATTGTGTCTGCATATTTTTGCGCTTCAGCACGCATAGTTTTTGCAGCTTCTGTCAGAGGTTTTCCCTGTGCTTGTGCAGCCGCCTCTGCCTCTGAAACAACACCAGAAGCAGTCTTTTTCTGCAATTTCAATGCTTTTGCAGCGTCTTTTATTCTTTGCTCTTCAAGTTTGGTAGCAGTCTTCTGAGCTTCCGTCAAAACTTTCTCTGTTTGTTTTGGCAATAAAGTCTCAACTCCACCAGCTTGGGTGCGTAAAGCATCCGCTAGTTTTGACCTTGCACCGCCAAAACCTTCTGCACGAGTCATGGTTTGGGCAGCGGTAGTTAATTGATTTTTGAGAGCGGGAAATGTATCTAACCAGTCTCTTGCCGAACCTGTCTCAACAAATTCTTTAACCTGTTTGCCTGTAGCGTTACGCAATTTATCGGCTACATAAGCACGAGCAATGCTCTCAGCTTGACCTGCATTGTTACCCAGCAAAGTAATTAAATCTTTTACACCAGTCTCGCTTTTAAAAAACTTGTCACCAATAGTGGCTGGGTCAGTAGTAAACCTTGCCATATCAAACTCTTCTTTTCCAACAATAGACTCACCCAGCTTTGTTTTAAATACCCTTAATGGGTCTGAATCTTTTCTGTATTGCTCTAAAAATTTAGTAATGCTGGGAGAAAACTCACGCTGGATAGCCTCTACAGAATCAGCTAGTTTGCCAGCCTGTATTTGACCAATAGAGTCAAATCCTTCTGCGGGTAAACCGTAAGACCTGTCACGCAAGAATCTACGCAAGTTTTCTAACCCCTGAAAACTTACAGGTGTACCAGTAACCACGCCAGTTTGTTCATCAACAACACGAGGGTCTAAAGCTCTTTTAACCTTATCAAGCTGGCTTTTAACTTCATTAATAGTTACGTTTGTCAGCTTGGTTTCGGGGTTTGTAATCGCTGTATCTATATCAGAAATTGCCTTTTCAAATGCTTTTGTGTCTGATACTTTTTGACCAGCCTTCTCTTTTTGGAAAGCAAAAGAAAAAGCCTCTCCTTTGTTTGTCTCAGCGTTGTCAGACCTTGTTTTTTTCAAATCTACAAAAATAGGATTGACGGTTTCTCTTATTTTTGTGCCTATTGTTGTAGGTGTTTGTGGTGCTCCAACCGCAGAAAGGCTTTTTTGAGCTTCTGTCACACCAGCCTCAGCTCGTGTTGTGAGTTTTCCAGCACCTTTTCTTAAATCAGCAATCTGTTTGCGTGACTCTGTTTGTATGCGTTGTGCTTCTGCCTGACCTTTTTGCAAAGCAGCATTTGCCTCTACTTCTGCAATTTGACGAACAGACGGGCTTTGCAAACGAGCATTATCCCGAATACGCTTGGCTGTAGCCTGTGCGCTTGTAATTATTTGCTGAGATTGGTTTGCAGCCCGTTGCTCAAGTTGAGATGCGTTTAATTCTGCGGCTTGAGTAATTTTTCCAACACCAGCTTTGAGCATATCCATGATTTCTTTTTGGGCATCTAAACTAGACTGCCCACCACGAATATCTTCTAATTTTCTAGCAATAAATGCTTCTTGTTCTTTTGTTAAGTTTTGTGGCTTTGTATTTGATTCTTGCAATAATTGACCTACCGTCTTAGCAGTAGACATTCCGGGCATAAATTTACCCGCAAGAGTTCCTAATAAACCACCTGTTTTTGTTCCCAAATATTGAATTGGAACAGGACCAAGAGTAGCAGACAACAAACGAGCAGTCTCTGCGCCTATACCCGGACCATATTTAGACTCTACAACTTGCCCAGCAGTCTCACCCATTGCCCCACCAATAACACCCGCAGCAGCAGAGGCAGGACGAGCTACCTTCATCGCTTCACCGCCAGCAGTCAATGCAGTGCTAATACCTCCGGCAGCTCTTCCGGGTATACCGGGTAAAGCACTTAAAGGTTTAATAGCACCACCCGCAGCCATCATCATTTCAGGAGCAACAGTACCGTAAATACCACCCGTCAACGCTTCACGACCAACCCGTGATATACGGTCTAGTAATCTTGGCTCTTCTTTTTCAGAAGTTGTTGGTGTTGCATCAACAGGTGTAGCAGTAGACGGGTCAAACTTTGCTTTTGCAGGTTTTGCATCTTCTGTCAATGTTGCGCTTGATGGGTCAAACTTCATTATTCCAGTTCCTCCCAATTGTCATCACCCAAATACTTGGCTTTTTTACCTGACCTGTCAGTATAAACTTTGTTTACTTCATAAGAGCTTTGTGAACCAACAGAGTAATCATCATTGGGTTTTAAGTTTAATTTCATACCCGCTTTTAAATCTAATTCAGGCAAATCAAACAATTGACGTTTTAACATAATGTTTTGATTAATACGACTAGACATGCCGTCAAGTTTGTTAATCATGCTATCTGCCGTATCTCCGGGCTGAGGAACAACACCGTAGTTACGCAAAGCCTCACCACCCGTAACAGCTTTACCAGATATATTTAAGTAATAGTTATTACGCATGTCCCTAACTTTTGTTAAAAACTTTTGTAAATCAGCAGGTATATCTTGCGCTAACAATTGATTAAGAATCTTTCCTTCTTCTGTTAAAAATGCTTCTACTTGATATTTTTTTAAATTAGCAATAAGAGTGGGGTTTTGTAAATCTTTCTTTATGTCTTCTACATCTGCTTTTAAAACTGTATCTGCAATGTATCCTTCTGTAATCTTGGCTGGGGGCTTTAATGTTGTGCCTTTTGACGCAGCCGACACTTTTGCATCAGCAGCCACTTTTGCCAATCTTTCACGCAAAGCCATCTGTTCTTTTGCCATACGTTCACGTTGATTCATATTTTCAACATGTCTACGCTCTACATCTGCTTTTCCTTGTAAATCATTACGCAATTTAATTCCATTGTCGTAACTTGTAGACAATTGTTTAATAGCATTTAAGGTAGCAACCTTGCCTTGCTTTTGTTCCATAGCTTTAAGAACAGGAGACTCAGCCTTCATCAACGCAACTTTTGCAGCCAAATCACCCGCTTCACGGTCAATTTGATATAACTTTATTGCGTCTTCATATTCTTTTTCTAACCCTTTAACCTTTTCGCCCATAGCTTTAAAGTTTTTGTCAAACTCTATTTGCTGTTTTTTGTACAGGTCTGAACGTCCTTTTTGATAGCCTTCAAGCATACCGTTCATAGCAAACATAGCTTGCTGGGCATGTTGTTTACCCAAGCCACCAATTGCCATGCCAATAACGCTTGTCAAGCTAAACAACCCAGCAACATCCATAGCGGTATCTTTTGTGGGAACAAACGCCATGTTTTGTAATTCTTGTCTGCCTTTGTGAAGAGCTTCTCTTTCTTCTAGCTTACGCAAACCGAACGCTGCTTCTGTTTTTCTTGATGATTCAGATTCCAGTTCTTTTACCTTTTCTTCACGCTTGGCTTTTTCAATATTAATATCTTCTGCGCCAACAGCTTGTTCTGCTTTTGTTTGCAATCCCATGAGTTCTTGTCTGATAGGCTCGGTTTCTTTAGGACCAAGGTATCCCCTCGGTGCTGCTGGCATCCCGGAAAATAATTTTGTTCCTAATCCCGTGATGGAATCTAACTCGCTCATGCTGGTGCTCCCGATGGAGGCATACCGCCTACAGTCCTAGATACATTAGTATAGTAATTGTTTGTTAACTGGTTTACATACTGGTCAGCTTGCATACCTGTCTTAATAGCACCTGACATGTACTGGTCACCAATACCCGCAATCTTTAATCCCAAATCATATTGTTGAGCTATTAACTGTTGACGGAAAGCCTCTATCTGTTGCTGCGCTTGTGCAACACCCACACCGCCTCTACCCTGCACATTTTGCGCTGCTTGAGCCTGTGCAGCCTGTAGCGACTGTTGAGCCATAGGAGTTAACTCACCCCTCTGCGCTTGTTCTTGCAATGCCTTACCTTTTTCTTGATAAGGTCTGCCAATATCTTGTATCTCTTTTTTAGCTTGCTGACCCTGCGCTGCCGCTTTACGAGCTGTTGCTGCGCCTATCAAACCTTGCGTAAGACCTAACCCACCACGCAAAGCCAAATCTCTCATTTCTTTGCCGGATGTGCCTTCTGTGAATTTGTCTGCCCAACGCTCGTAAAAAGGTCTTGTATCTTGTCCAAAGGTTTCTACTTCTGTAGGTGTTCTTGTACCTCCTCCAGCCAAAGGTATTTCTCTTGCTGGAAACGCAGATTCAGGTCTACTTACAATTGTTGGGGCATACGTAGACGTATCAATAGCACCCACATTACTAAATGGTGTTGAGGTTGAATCACCATATGAAACTCTACCACTAGAAGGCGTATACGGAATAGTTTGACCAGCATTTACTGGTCCTGTATACATATTTGTATATGGTTGTCCAGCAGAAACTTCTGGCAATCTTTTGGCTTGTTGCAAACTAACATCACCATTTGGTAAAGTTACTTCACCACCACCTAGATTTGAATAAAACACAGGAGGACTAGATTGTGGAGCTGGATTAGCTTGCTGATATTGTTGAGCTTCAAATTCTCCAGAAATATCATACGGAGTATCATCAAAAGAAGGAATACCTGTATCAGGTTCGGGTTTACCGCTGCCACCACGGGCTTTTAACACCTCTGCTTCTTCAGGAGTAATGTAAGCAAGCATGTGACCTTCCGGGGCTTTCTTTTGTAAAAGCCTTGCTATCTTGCGAATATCGCCACCCACACCTGTTAATTTACGGATTGTCGTTGCCATATCAAACTCCTAACGCATCTTTAAGACGCAGGGATGATTCATTCCACACATCTTGCCGTGGTTTACCTGTTTGTTTACTCTCGATTTCACCTGCTCCTCGTGCTCCTGTCAAGCCTGTTGTTGCGCCAGAAGACGAAATTCCTGACACCGCAGGAGACACAGCACCACCACCACTATCAGCACCAACACTAGGAGCACCGGGAACAGGCTGAGTCAACAAATAATTTAATCCAGCACCAGCAGCACCGCTAATAGCACGTTGCGCTTCAGGAGACAAACTTGATTTGTAAGTAGGTATTTCTGTAGATGGCTCACCTTTTATACCGGGTTCTCCACCATATTGAGTGGATTGAGACAACCCATATCCTGACAAACTAGGAACAGCTTGTATGCCTAACCCGCCCGGTTGAGTATCCGAAAACAATTGAGTGCCTTCACCCATTGTTGCTTTTATTCCGGGTTCACCGCCATATTGAGACTTCGGAGCAATACTGTAATCCACAGATGGAGTTGTTGCAGCTTTCGCTAACTCGGTAATACCAGCAGCACCACCCGAAATAACCGCTCCTTTTGCTGCGCCTTTTAAAATATCTTGTGCGTCTCCACCCGCAAGAGCAACACTTGCCCCCCCACTTGTTGCTCCACCAGCGGCAGCAGAACCCACCGCCCCTAATTCAGCAGCAGTAGCACCACCAACACCTGCGCCAGCAGCAGAAGCTACACCAGCTTTTAATGCTTGTTCAGGAGTGCCGCCCGTTGCAAGAACAGTACCCGCAGAAATAGTTGCAGCCCCCGCAGCCCCCGCAGCAACACCTGTAAATCCTAAAAATTCACCAACAGCAATTGCAGCAGGTGGGTAAACAATAGAGACAACAACGGCAGCCACTCTAATTACTCTTTTCCAACTAGGTTTGTATTCAGGCAGTCCCGTGTCAGGATTAACGCTACCAGCACCACCCATTAATCTCAGCATTTCAGCTTCGTGTGGGTTTATATGCGCCAACATAGTGTCTCCACTACGACCCTTACTTGCTAACTCTTGGTTGTTTTCTAACTTTGCCATATCAAGCTCCTAGTTCGCCAGTTTGAGCCATCTCACTTGTCAACTTGCCTAACGCAACATAGATAGACAATGTAAATGGGTTTGGTTGTGGGGGTAAATCTGACTCGTCATTAATACCTGTTGACAACGCTTTTTGACGAAAAGACGGATATAAAGCCTTGTCTTTCAACGTGGCTTCAGCCATATTGCCTAACTGAATAAGAATGTCAGGCTTTTGACCTGTTTGTTTTAACAAGTTTTTTATCTCAAACTTAGCTTCTTGTATCTGTTTTTGTTGATTAGCGTCTGCCATATTACACTCCTAGAGCTGCTGCAATTTGTTGATGAATACTTTGATGAACACCTACCCAATCATAGAAGTCATCCTCCACATTCCAATCCGCATCTAACAATTGAAAAGGATTGTCTAGTCCTAGCACTGTGGCTAATGATTCATGTTCTTGATTGTGGATAAGTAACCAGTCATCAAGGTTTCTTGTATCTGCATCTGTAATTGGATACTTCTGAATAAGTATATTTTGGTCTGCTAATATCTCGTAAAACAACTGGTGTTGAACCCCGTTCTCAAACAAGAACTCGCCCAGACCATCTTTGTCCCCAAACTTAACGTATGACAAAACTTCCATATTCATGTCTTGTCTGCCTTGCTGTCAAGTTTGTTAAAAATCTGTTTGCAAATATCTTTAATTTCGCCTATATCACGGTGATAGTCATCTTTTGTAATATAGTTTATAGGCATACTTCTAACATCATCATCTAAACGCTGTATAGCTTTAGTAATGTTGTTAAGTATCCATCCACCTAAAAAAGCAGATAAACCTATAATTGAATTAAATATTTGCTGGTTATCCATTAATACCCCAGTTTTGGTTAGTCACTACTTCAATTAAAGCGGGTACATCCGCACATCCACCAATATCCGTAACCAACCTTGTACATTCGGTTATCACCGCTTGGCGATAGGTTGTAGTGTCGGCAGGAATGTCCACGTTTCTCTCTGCTTTGCGGATAACCATCCAATCTGTTTGTGCCAATAATTTGTTAGCTGTGTCCTTGACTTGTGCCGTCCATTGTGATTTCAGCCCTTTTTGCACATAAGGGTCACCTTGTTCGGGTGTTATGGTTTCGTCATTAAGTTGTTTAGGATTGTCTACACCCCAATAAAACCTATCGTCATACGTTGTAGTCACATCCGCTACTTCTTCAATGCCAACCGCTTGCTTCTCATCCATGTTTGTTAAGCGTAACCAATTAGCAGGATACGATGTCCCATCAATGGTGAATGGTGTGTCTAGTGGGATTGTGACGTTGTTGTGTTTAAACATGGGTTACCTTGCGAGAGAAAGTTTAAAAGGATTTTCTGCTACTGCCATAAATATATATGTACCAGCCGATGCGTTTATTCCTACACCAGTTGTTCTAAGTTTAAATCCGTTTGAAAGTAAATCATAAGAATCTGTAACAGAATCTTCAGCGTCAGATGTATTTGGAAACAACGCATAAATACCCACGTTATAAGTTGCTCTTGATGTATCCCAAATACGCCAGTTATTTCCTGCCGTATCTGTGCGTTTAATCATAATAAATCTAGGACGAAATCCAAGGTAAACAAACGTCCCGTCCGTAGACCCGTTGCCCGTGTATGAGCCAAATTTAGAATACCCTGCTACTTCGCTAAAGCAGTAGGCCACATGAGTTGATGCAGTACCAGAACCTGATGCAGTACCAATACTAAAAACTGTTGAAGTAGGTGCAGTTGCATTCCAAACAGTTGTTGATAATGTTTGAGCATCTGTTTGATTTAAATATAAAAAATAAGATGCAGAAGTTAAATTTGCATGATAAACAACCCAAATGCCACTATCACCACCAGCATTACTTCTGCTTTTAGCAATAATCATCTTTGGCGCAACACCCAATCCATGACCAACAGTAGCGTTAGCAGCCGTACCCGTATATGTCACCACGCTAAAGCCTTGCGTAGCACCCACGCTTACAGTTGATGTGATAGAGCCGTTAGTGTTGGATGCGGATGTTGTCCCCGCTTTCCATTGCCAACTTACAAATGTGTCTGCACTACCGTTGACTTGCGATGCCGTTGAAAGGGAAAAGCCGCTTGAGTTTAACGCTGTCAGCCTGTCTGTTGCTGTGATTTCAGCGATAGTTGAATCAGAAAATAGGTATGCAGATGTTCCACGAACGGAGTCAACAAGTTGATGAGAACCGTTTGTCGCGCTATTGCGTTTTTTAATCCAAACAAAGTCAGGTTGAAAAGATATGCTATTAACCGCATTACTAACAGATAGTGTTGCCCCCGTACCCGTATACAGCGTAGCCGCCATGTAGTTAGCACCATTACTAATCGTAGGTGTTGATAGGTTTTGCGTGTTTAATGCAACATATCCACTTGGGGGTGTGTAGGTGAATGGGCGTTGACCAAAGTTGATGTTACCAACACGTGAACCAGCAGTTCCCCCACGTGCTGACAACCCCATGTATAAAGTTGTATAAGTACCAGTATATGTTACAACACCTTGAGATGTATTGTTTTTAAAAAACTCAATCGTTTTGTTTGCGGCATCAATAGACATTCCAATAATATCGTTTGTTGTATAGGTTGCACCATAAGCAGATGTGACCGCATCAACTGTTTTTCTTGCATCAGATAAATATGTTGCCACATCAGTTTGCGTATAATTGTCGTTAAATCCACGAATACCAACATCTGTTAAACCAGCCACAGCACTACTAATTCCAGACCCAGCAGTTAATTCAACATATATTTTTAAATTTGTTGGTATTTCAAAAGTAGAAAGAACAACAAAACCAGTTGTATTTACAGTTCCAGATAAATTACCATCAGCAATAGTTCCTCTTGATTGATTTGTTGCCGATATTGGGTTAAAAACAGGATAATTTCCCCGCCCATTACCACCATCGGCATAAGGTGTTGGCACATCTAGCATGGAATCGTAGGTAGTCCCTGCCGTCACACTAATGTTGTTAGGTGTCCAATTGTTAGCATTGCCCGAATAGTCTTTGCCAATGGTTGCGGCAGTAGCGGCAGAGTTGTCGCTAAAGTTTAAGTAAAAGCCATTTGTGCCATAAGTACCCGTGTACTTGGCGGGTTGCCATACGCCTGTTACTGCATTGGTAGACCCAAAAGATGATGGTGTTAATGCTTGTCCGTCAATAAAGTTTATTTCGGTTAGGTAGCCATCAAGGTATGTTGATGTCGCAGAGCCAACACCAAAACCAATACCTTGCAAAATAGATTGTTTTCCAATTTGCCAAATTCCGTTTAATGATGGGTCAGTTCCAGAAGTCCATGTTTGTTGAACTCCATTTACATAAAGTGCCATTCTATTGCTTGAAGTTGCTTGTGTTGTGTCACCAACAACAACAATATGATACCAAGCAGATGGGTCACGAAATACTGCAACAGAAGTTTTTTGCGTTGATGCTCCAGTAGCAAAATACAAAATTCCAGTTGAATCAAAATAACATAATTGAGTTGTTCCAGCACCTTGGTCTGCGGCAAATAAACAAGTGTATGTAGCAGTTACAGAACCACGTTTAATCCATAAACTCCAAGTAAACTTTTTTCCGTCAGTTGCCGCACTTGCAGGAGTCCTATTAAAGTAAGCAGACGCAGACGAGCGTGTTCTCACACTACGGCTAATTGTGTAGCCACTAGGAGCAGTTAAGAATATGTCTTTACTAGCAAACATTATGCGTAAGCCTGTGCAAAGTTACCAAACCAATATGTACCGTCAGCAACAAATGTCAATATATCCCACCTACTTGCCGTAGTCGTAATCGTAGGAGAAACATTGTTAGGAAACTTTACACTTGTAAATGTGCTTGTAAATGAACCCGCACCCGTAGAAAGTATAAGAATAAATGACTTTCCCGCAGTAGCAGTAGGCATAGTAAACGTGCAGTTACCCGTTAAAGTAACAGTCTGCACAGTACCGTTCGTCAAAGATATTGTTTTAGAGGTGCTAGAGTTTCCTATCGCAACAACAGATTCTGTGTAGTTAGTTACAGTTGTATTTGCAACCGCCACATTTGTTAATGTTCCACCTAAACTAGCAGTAACATTACCACCTATAGTTACATTACCACCAAAACTACCATTACTAATAACCACTAAATTACTGATATTTGCAGTACCACTGACATTGGCTGTAGTTACAGAAACATTAGTAATAGTGACATTTCCGCTTGCAATCGTTACATTTCCAAGCGTTACCCCTTCAAGTGTAGTTACTGTACTTCCTAGCGTTAATGTTGTTGTTCCAACAATCACATTACTGTTGGCTAGATAACCGTTAGGAAAAGCCTGACCAACGCTTGTAATGGTGACATTGCCAAGAGTTGTGTTGTTAATAGTTGTGATAGTGCTACCTAACTGCACAGAAGTATTACCTATAGTAATTCCTGTTCCAAAGTTAGTGTCGAGCTGAGACAAGGGTATAGACCCTGTTGCAGTTGCAAATGTATACGGTACTGCCATTTAGAACCTCACTCTTAATTCATGTTCAAATTCAAACGTGTTTACGATAAATCCGGGGTCAGACGATGTCATTGTTAACCCCAAATATTTACCATACTGTTGTGCATCTGATTTGTACAAGTTGTACCCACCAGAAGAAATCCACGGGATTGTTGTGCTAAATGCGTTAGTCCAAACAACAACTTGACTTGAGTTATTTACCCAGTCAATAGATGTGTTGGTTAACGTATAAGACGGACTAGAGCCAGACTCACTATCAACAGTAACTACAAAAGTAGCTGAATTTGATAGTGTGGCTTCTATGCCAAATTTTAATGCTTGTTTAGTACGAATAGGGTCTTTCATAGGAGAAAGAGCCGTCTTTATCGTACTAGAGACATTAGCAGTATTGTCCCCGTATAGTTTGTATAGAGCAGTGCCAGATACACCATAGAGGTTGATAAGACCGCCTATAGGAGCAGAGGTAACATACCCTAGAGAATTACCCTGTGAAGTAATAAACCATTTCTTTTCAAAAAAGACTGCCTGTACAAATCGTGAACCTGTGATAAATGGCAAGGTAGAACTGACATAGAAACTGAAGGCTGCACACAAAATATTGTTGAGCAATACCTGACCACCCGTTACAGGCTGGGTAAAGTCTATGTAAGGAAAGATGCCGTCTAGCGGGTCGCTAATCTTGCTGGTAGTTGAACCAACAAGAGCGTACATACCGTATCTATTCATAAAAAGAACAGAACGGAAATAAGGGAAAATGCCGTATTTAAGATTAGTACCAACAGACGCACTGACGTTGGTGTTAGTAAACAAAGTAGTTCCAGCAGTAGAAACCCTTAAATCTGAAAATACGTTAATACTGTCATCACCAAAAATATAAAGAAAGTTATTGGCAGATAACATATTTTGTATGTTGCCGTGCAATGTTTCGTCCGTCAAAGTCACACTACCTGCGGATACAGAAACAAAGTCTGTAGGATTTGTACTAGCAGAGTAAGTAACAGTACGACCTGTAGACACCCACACACGACCAGAGAAGGTTGCTACGCTTGAAATCTGGTCTAGGTTAGGTACACCTATGGCGGTAGCGGTTGTGTTGCCTGTGGGCGTTGGAGGGGCTGCTATCGTGACTGTTGGAGCAGAGGTAAAGTTATTACCCACGTTAGTCATAATCACAGAGGTTACTGCATTACCTGCCACAATAGCAGTAGCGGTGGCATTTGCTCCACCACCGCTAGTAATTGTTACTGCTGGCGCAGAAGAAGGGTTATATCCTGACCCGCCTTTTGTAACAGAAATGTAGAGTGCGCCCTTTTTGAATGTGAGAAGCTGGGCAATAGCAGTTGCGCCACTTCCTCCACCTCCCGCAAGAGTTACGGTAGGAGAAGCCGTGTAGCCTGTTCCACCATTAATAATAGAAATAGCAGATACCGCATTTGCTGAAATATAAGCAGTAGCAGTAGCTTGTGTACCGTTTGTTTGATTGGGTGCTGAGATAGTGACGGACGGAGCGGTTACATAGCTTGAACCTACTGCGGTAATTCCTATGCTACCAACTGAGCCAACATTAAGTATGGTTGTTCCATCCCATGTAAACAAACCATTGTCAGGGTCACCTATAAACACCCGCTCATTTTTGTACTGAGCAACAGCCACATTTGCAGATGAGAATGTACCAGTGACCGCCACGTTTGCTTTTGCACCGGTGTCTAGCTTGTAATACTGAGACCTGCCGTCAGCCTCAAATCCTAGCAAATAATCGTTAAGACCAATATTGCAAGATGTGAGGGTTGTTACGGTGTTAGCAAAAGAGACGGCAGCATTGCTACCATCTTTAAGAGTTATTTGTGCGGGAACAATTTTGATGTTGCCAAACCCTACCGGCATGGCGTTTTCTATCCATCCGAATTCTTCTTCATCAATAGCTGTTCTATTAGCTTTTGTGTTCAAGCCCTTAAAGTTCTTGATTACAGCATATGATTTTTTCTGTTCTGCTGCTGCCATGATTAGAACGGATTAGAGTAAGGGTCAGGGATACGTCTTGTAAACACAGAGTTCTGTACAGAGTTAACCTGTTTCATGTACTCTTGTTTATATATTTCAGCCTCTCCGTAGCTTTGTTCTTTGTACTTGGCTTTATAAGCCGCATAAAACGCTACAGGCGTGGTGTAGGGGTCATTGATAGGGTCAGTTGCATTAGGTAAGCTAAGACTTAATGCAGTGGGTAAAACAACCGTATCTAGGTCTATGACATAAGACTGGTCAGGCACTGGTGCTATGTATATCTGAGATTGACCGTAAATGCTAAAGCAAATAGGTCTTCCTACATAGTTTTGCCAATATCTGAGCTGGGCGTTAAAGTTTGTAAATGGTAAATACCGCAGTGGAATACGGCTATTTCCCCAATACAGGTTAATGTTAATAACGTCTAGCGTTTGATTGCCAGACGGTAAAGCGGAAAAAGGAATAATCTCAGCAGGTGCAGAGTATTGCAGGGTAGCAGTACCATCCGTAAAAGATGTAGAAGGAGGATACGCATAGCCAGAAGCGGGGTATGGAGGAGAGGTGCTACCTAGCACCCCACCGGTAACCACTTTATAAATAAAGATGTTAGAAAAAACATAACTGTTAGTTGTAACAGTAGCTCCTTCAGCCCAAGCTGTTGCTGCCGTGCCGTCAGCAGCTAAAGGAACATAAGATGTTTGATAAACCCTATTGCAACCCGTGTCTCTAACGACCCTCTCACGAGCGTCATTAATGTAGTCAGTTAGCTCTGTTTGCGACCAAAAAACATAGTTCGCATCGTGTAAGAGCCTCTGAACTTCCGTGAGGTAGGAGTTGAGAGTTGCCATCTAATGTCCATATTAGGCTGCCCTAGCGATGACCTTTCCCCCAGCGTGTTTCTCAACACGCAGAGGTACTACGCCAACAGCCGAGGGTAACGAGCTGTTTTTTACAGGTGGTGACTCCGTAATTTCGTACAGAGCCAACCTCTTTGTTGCTTGTTCAAGTTCACTATGAAAACGTATCAGACCTAGCGCAATCAGATACTTTTCTTTGTCATCGTCCATGTAACCAAATATATGTTTAGCAAGTTTGACAGATACTTCTATCGTCTTGTTGACAGGAAACACATAGTCGGCATAGCAATAGTCAATAACTAAATCTTTGCCGCTTTTGTTGGTTACATAGACAACTTCACTCATAGTGTTACAACGTCACCATATACCGCTATGTCAACTGAGTTGTTTGCGGCTGCGCCCGTATTAACACATAGAAACAACGAACCAGAGAAGATTGTTGTGGCGGTATTAGCCGTCAGATTCAAATCTTGATATTTGGTTGCGCCCGTAATGTTACCCAGAACAACAGCGTTAGACACTGCATTTGCAACAACACCATCACTGCTGGCAATGATAGTGACGTTAGCAAGAGCAACACTTCCGTTGGCATTGTTAACAGTAATACGTCTAACAATGTAGCTAGTACCGATAGTTGGTATTGTCGCAATAGCATTACCAGTGCTTCCCAAACCTATGGGAACAGAAGTAGAACCAATGAGATAATTACCAAAATTATCTGGATACCGTGAGCCTACAGCGTTTGAGTTAGCCATGCTGACTCCTTACGTTGTATATGAGCTGTTTGCTGACACACCACCATTGATGGTGAGCAAGGTTACAACTCCGTTACCAGCGATTGCAGATGCTGCTTTTACATTTACACCGTCAGAAATCAACATGCCACCAGTGTTGTTGGCAAGAAGAACTGAAAAAGATGCGCCTGTGTTAGCAGTCACTACTACGTTAGCAGCGGGAAACATCAAGTATGTACCGGCAGGAATCAATGCTCCAGCATTTGTAGCTGTAACAGTTGTATTCGAGAAGTACGCACCTGCTGCGTTGGTCGTTTGACCAGCAAGGATGATTTTGTTTAAACCTAATGCCATTTTTGTGACTCCTTATAGTGAGAGGTAGTTGTAACCCGTCACCTTGGTCATGGCTTTAGGTTTGACGTTTACCAATTCGGCAATCATCAATACCGCACCAACATAACCAATTTGCCAGTTCGGGAGTGTGGACTCAAATCCTGTAAACACAAACGAACCTTGCTCATGGATGTAGAGCGAGAGATAGTTGGTGTTTAGGAAGTACACAGTACCTTCTGGGCAATATGGGTCAGGATAAATTGGAACACCAGCAACCATCAAAGCACGGAAAGCTGCTTGAGGACCGTTGTTGTCACCGTCAAATCCAGAACCGGGGGTGATGACGTATTGCTCTTGACCTACAAAGTCTTGAGCTAAAAGAGTCCATGTACCAAAACCGCAAATACCAAAACTAGGCATTTCTGCACCAGCTTTTACAGTACCTGAAATGTACTGAAGGATATTTTGACGAGTTGGGTTCACAGAGCCAGCAGCATACTGAGTGGATTTCCACCATGTGTATGTTGCACGGTCAATGTTGCCGTATGTGCCTGAGTTGGCAACGGCAGCAGGAAGACCGATAAACTGTTGTGTATCTGTTGTATTGTTATACAAAGATGTTGCCATAGCGTCCATCATCACGTTGGTTGCATCGTTCATACGAGCTTCAATCAACGGGATAATTGCTGCGTCTTGCTGAACTGCGCCTTCCATACCGAGGAACGGCACGGGAGAAATCATCAGTTTCAGGTCAAACTCAGCGTTGTAAGCACCTTGCTGGACTGAAGGTTGGGCAAAAGAGCCACTGTAATCAGACCATTGAGCATTTACAAACTGTGCACCTTGGACGGGTACGGTTACGGAAGAAACACCACCAGAGGCTTGTTGACTGTTTGCAATCAATGCTGCCATCAGCGGTGTCGAGTTGTAAAGTTGTACGACCAACTTTGGAATGAAAGCCCTTCTCGTGACATAGGTTAGTTCGTTAAATTGCGAACTGCCTGTTGCCGGAAGGATGCCACCACCTATTGCCATAATAGCTCCTTGTTACATTTTGCCACGAGAACATTCATTCGAATGATTCCCACCAATACCCTCTTCACAAGCCAATAGGTCTTACGGGTTTACGTAAGTCACTAAGTGCTCTTGCAGCTTCTTCACGAGCAGCACCCACTGGATTCTTCCAATACTTGTTCAGGTCAAATTGTTTGACGGCTGAAGGGTTGTATCCTGAAGAAGTCGGTACGGCTGCTTGTTTCATCCACTGGTGATACTCTGCTGCTGTCTCGTGGTTTGTAATGCCACGCTCCAACATGATTTTCTCTACGTCACCAACCTCAGACTCGTTAGCAATCAATCCTTTTTTCATCAAAGACTTCCTGCGGTTTTGCAATTCTTCCATTGCATCACGCTCACGCAGTTTTGCTTCTAACGCCTGTACACGCTCTTCAGACTTATTAACAGCCCGATTTGTATAGTCTTCAATATCCAACTCAGGAATAGGCAGGTCAGGTTTGACCCGCTTAGTCATGCGAAGAAAGTCTTTGCGTGTCTCAGGATTCTCCGCAAGAGTTTGAGCAAGTGCTGCTAACTCATCACGGGCTTCTAAGGAAATGTTTTCTAATGACATCGTGTTACCCTCTTAATGTTTTATATAACTTTTTTGCCGTCAGCAGGTTTGACAACAGCCATGCCCATTTTGCCAATTTTGGCAGGAGCACTCAATCCACCGAGTTGTGCAAAACGGGGAGTGTTTGTGATAACGCCATGTTGTTGGTTGTTATCGGTAGGTCTACGGGGTGCGGCTGCGCCACGGGGTTTAAATAAATCCATGATGTTTCCTTACATAGGGGGAGGTGTTGGTGCACCACCTGCGGGTGGCATACCGGGGACGGGCGCACTTGCCATTGCTCTGCCTTCAGGCGTTGCGCCACCAGCTTGAGGGAGAGCTTGCATCATCTGAAGAATTTCAGTTTGTTGCAGTTCATTTGTTTTACCTTTGCGTGGTCCAATCAATCCGCTGAGTTGTCTAATTGCTCCAAGAGCTTTTTGACCTTCAATAGATTCAGAGCCAAGCGCAGGTAAAGATTGTTCTAACAAGTCCATAGCCATGCCAATGTTAATTAGCGCAGCTTCCTTAGAACCCATCTTAGGTTCAGGTGTGGACATGGGGGAAGCCATAGGAGGTGTTTGAGCATCAGACATAGCCTCTGACGAGGGTGCTTCTGGCATAGGAGATTGTGCGCCAGCAGACCTGCTACCACGCATTAACTCCATCAACTTATCTTGCGGAACACTCATAATTAACTCCTGATGCCTGTTTGTAACCACTTACAAACATTTTGTCAATAGGTGGCAGTTATTTTTCATCCAACTGCCAATGATGGGTTGCTCTAGGCAATCAAGGTTTTACCCTTGATTACTTGCGAGACTTACGTCCTTTGCGTGCTTTACGTGCCATGTTAATGACTCCTAAAAGAGCGGTCACCTACTTCAGAGGGGAGGCAGCCACACCCTTCTTCTCCTCACGGAAAACTTATCTCCGGTGCTTGCGACCACGTTTCATTGCTTTGTACATCATGTACTCCTGAGTTGGTTACTGGCGAGCATAATCTCTTTGACTACGCCCACCCGTGTTTTTAACTCCAGTTTGACGATATGTCAAGTTAGGAGTTGATTCATTTCTTTTTAATGAACCTGTGTCTACTCTTGGTTGGTCAGCTTTTGGCTGAGTCATACTTCTAGTACCCGGTGCTGTTGCCATTATCCCACCTGCTTTAAGTCTGGTTTACCCTCTGCCTTGGGAGGCTTTTGCTGTTGTTGCTGTGCAGCTTGTGCCTGACCCTTTTCTTCCATCTTCTTGAGACGGTCTTTAAGTAATTGTTTCATAGGTGGTTCTATCAAGTCAAGCAAAGACTCTTTGTCAATGACTTGAGCTTTGAATAAATTAAACGCAAGCTGGCGCATGTCTTCCATAAAGATGGGAGAGTTGGAGTGAGCGTCTACTTTCACCACGAAATCTTTTGTAAATTGTTCTGCAATAAAGGGGCGACCCTCCATATCTTTAAAGTGCGTATTGTCATAAACTTGCATACACTTTAGATAGAGGGTCGCAACCTTCTCAAGACTGTCTTCAATTACCAATGCTCTTTTCTTGGCACGGCTAGAACCCAGTCTTGCTAACTGGCTTGCATGACCAGAGGAGCGAACACCCGCCTCACCTCTACCTTGCAAGACGCTGACAATGCCTGAAGCCTCTTCAAACATTAAATCAATTTCACCCACCTCTTTAAATAAATCAGGAGGCATAGTAGGTGCTAACTTCTCCACCTTTGCATTAGGCATGTCGGTTGCTAGTAAACCGCCAGAGCGATTAAGCGCAAAATTCTTTTCGTCAAGAATACCTGTAAAGCCTATTAACGCTGTAGGTGGACTTACTTGTTTGGCAAGAAGGTCTAGGATTTCTGTAAGCCTTTTATTTCTCATCTGTTGCAAGAATATTAATCTCTGCACCTCTGAGCTACCCCAGTAATAGTCATACAAAGGGTTAGGACAAACTTGCACAAAAGGCAACTCGCCTTTGAGAAACACAGACTCACCAGCCCGGTCATAAATGATTACATCGGGGTCGGCTTTGGTTACAACTTGATAATCTTTTGTCTCGTCATTCCATACCCAAAGCTCTGTCATTTCTACTGTCTCTTCTGCGACAACAGCTTTGTATCTATTCTGACCAGCAAGGTCTAAGTTGACATTACCGTACATGGTGGGGTTGGACTGAGACATGATGATGCGCTCAATACCGTTCGCAATATCTGTTCTCTCATGTTGCTGTGCAGAGACACGCTTGACAATTTCTTCACGCTTGGGATGAGAGTACAAGCGGTCATAGAGTTCAGACTTGGTGATGTAATAAGTTTGAACAATAGCTTCTTGTCTGTCTGAGTAAGGAGTATCTTCTCTCAAGACCCCCATGCAAGAAGGCTCAACCATGTAAGGGTGAATACCATTGTTGATTACAAGTTTTACAAAGGTTGTGTTGTAAGCGAGTGCCCACGTAACTGCTGTAGAAAAAACTTGGTCAGCGTTGGAATTAAGCCACTCATCATGCAGAGCACGAGTAAGTGACGGAACTTTTGTTTGCTCACCTTCGGGGACAGACGCACCTGTGTTGATGCTGAATCTTGTGGTCTCTGCTGAATAGAGGAAGGAAGTGAGCTGGTCAATATGAGGATATATTTTGTTATAGATGGCAGAACTCTCATCAGGTCCATTGCCAAACAAATACCAAGAACGCAGGGAGTTGTAATCTACTTTTCTTTCCTCTTTACTGACTAAACATTTTTGAATCAGATTGAGATAAAAAATTTCTCTGTCCACCGGGTTCTTGGGTATCTTCATTTCTTCACCTGTAAGTTTTCGTGGTCACCTATATAACTTGCGGCTTTTGGTCCTGTCAAGTTTCCAGCCTGTTTTGGGTTAATACCTACCGATTCTCCATTAACGGACTTAAATTGTCCACCCATAACAGATTTCATACTGATATTTCCTCCACCGCCCCATATAACGCCATTATGTTTGTTTTTTTGCTGCGTTGTAGCTGCCATAGCCTCACCAGCCTGTGCAAACTCTTTATCAGTGAGCTTATTGTTCCTTTTGAGGTAACCTTCTTGGTGTTCTCCCTCTTTGGTACTCTTAATGTCGTTCATACCAAAGTCAAGAGACAAATTCTTTAGATTTTGGTCTGTAGACTTAGTTTTGGATGATTTTGTGCCCACAGGCTTCAAATGCACGACAGATAGCTCTCCATTACAGTTTTTCATGGGACATTGTGCTTCCCATGCCTCAAATATGCCGTGTTTATCGCAATGATAGTCTCTTAGTATGCCCATTGTTACCCCCTTAGTGCTTCGTCAAGTGTGATTTCGGAATAGTCATGGCGGTTAACCATGCCAACTTTTATCTTTATTCCCTCTGAAGTTACCTGCAAACCTGTGCGAGGGACAAACACGGGCTTGGATTCTTTCCTGTAATCGACATAACGAGTCCTGTCTATGCGTTGCATGACCTTCACATTACCCGCTTTCCACTGCTGATAGGCTTTGCTAACTCGCAATTGGACGTATTCCGTTAAAAGTTCAGTCTCATAAATGAATACATCGAGCATATGTTCTCTATTAATCCCCGCTAATTGGGCAAATAGCTCCTGAGATATGCCCCTGTCGGGGTCTTTCAGGAATCGTTTTATCTGTCTTTTGAGTTCACGCTTGGATAACGGGGGCATGATGGTACTCCACGGTATAGCCATTTTGCTCTAACCAACCTAAAAACTCATACTCACGCCACGCATCATCTACGCTGCAAGGTATGACAACATGGTTGTTCTCTTTTAACTTTCTTGTTTGGGCATGATGACCCACCAGCTTGGAGTAATCAAACCCTTCTTCGTGAAACCCGCCACCTACATACTCAATACTAAATTGTTTGGCAATGTCCATTGGGCAATATTTATACCCATAACTTTCTAGCACGGGCTTTAAGATAACTGACAACTGAGCGTCCTCGTTCCACCCGTGTATATCGTTGGAGTTCATGTGCACAATGCCATGCTTGTTACAAGCCTCCAGAAATCTTTTGCTACGCAGGGAGAATCCTCCGTTTTGCACAACGCTCACCGGCTCTGTAGCCTGTGTCCACGCAAATTTAAGATACAGATGCCCGTCTCCAAAAGCGCAGTGCGAGGGTGCGCCTATGTAATCGTATTGGTAATAGTCTTCGGTAAAGTTTTTGCCATTAAGAACCCAGCCATCATCTTGAACGATAAGGCAATATTGTGTCTTTATATAAGAATGTAGGCAGTGCATCATAAAGACGCTGTAACCTAAATAATCAACAAAGTGAGTTCTCTTCCATTTAATATTTTTAGGAAGATTCTTAGGTTTTGAAACAGAGATAAGTAACCCACGACTACCGGGCAGTTCCTGCATACTCTTGACAATGCTAGGAATGACAGCAGAGCCATCGTTATGTCCATACACAGAAACAATTGTTAATTTATCATGAACCATACATTCCTATCCTCTTTAAGTAATCACTCACATTTCTGCCAACCGTTATTTGTTCAGGGGTAAAACTCTCCTGCGCTGCGCTCACCGCTCTTGTTATTTTGTGAGCAATCATCCTTGGTTGTACCTGCTCTGCGTAGGCAACAGCAGCAAGAGCACTCGCTATCACTCTGTCATCCTTACCCCTACCCGGTGCGCCAATGAATCCTTGTTCTCGGACAATGCCTTTCATTTCTTCAAGTGTGTCCATACTTCTGATTTTCATCATGCTGCGTTCAAAATAATCTTTCATGTATTGGAGCATCCGCTCTTTACTGTTGGAAGTAGTCAGGTATCCGATAGAGTTAGATAAGCCCCCCATCGTATCGTTACGCCTCCAGATGTAGTTTTGCATACTACCCAAGACATCATGTAAATCTCTTCCCACAGCCCCGCCTACTGCGCTTGCCAAGCGTTTTAAATTGCGTAGCTCGTTGATGACTGCTTGACCCGGTCCGTTAACCTCAAGGTTTAAAGTTGAGTTTTTGTACGCACCTGCAAGGTGGGCAATGACCCATGCAAACTGATAGGTGTTGAGTTCAGAGGTTGCAAATTCAGCCACTTGGTCGAGACCATCAGCATAGACTCGGAATACTTGAATACAGAATCTATCTGCCCAGTCTGAGCTTCCGTAGGCTGGGTCTGCACCGATGACGTAGTAGGCTGAGTCAATAGGCTCTTCCCAGATTTTGAGAGTTCCCAGTCTTTCTGTTGATTGCAACACTTCTGTGTCTTGGAATAATTGTCCGAATACATAACGGTAGTGGTCAGGGTTAAGTTTTTTAGATTCTTTCGCAGCCTCTGTGCAACGGCTGTTAGAGAAGAAGGAAGTGCCAGTCATCACAAACGCATAGTCCTCAGTGGGAGGAAACTCTTGGTACATCAGGGCTTCATCTTTAATGCCCTCGTACATCTTCCATCTCCACCATGCCATCTGCCTAGAGTTGACTTCAAAGCCATATAACTTCTTTACATCTTTAACCCACTCCTTCTCCTCACCCGTTAACTTGCCATCCCAGTAAACCTTGTAAATATTGGAGTCAGCGGGAACAGAGTAGAACTCATTTCTCCACCA